TATCGACGAGAAGGTCGAGCAACGTAAAAGGAATTATTATTAATGAAGGCAGTTTTACAATGGGTATTGAAAACTATGATGAAGGATCAGACCGGAATTGTTCAGACAATGCCAAAAAAAGATATCGTTGATTTTAACGTGGCGATGACAATGGAGAGATTGATGCGTAATGGTGTCGATCCAAACTCACTAAAAAATGCCAATCAGGTTGAGAACGCTCTTAACATGATAGATAATAGACCAAAAGTCCAAGAAGGAATCACATCTGCAAAATCTGCAAAGATCATGGACCTAGAGGGTAAAGAGATAGACCCACGATCCAAGATCATGGGAGGCAAGCAGGCAGAGACAGAAGAGGAGATTCTTGAAAGATTAAATAAAGAAAACAAAGAGGGCATTGCTAGAATGAGAACAAGACAGAAAATGTTAGATGATGCGATCGACGATGCATCACCAGGATTCTCTGGTGACAGGAAGGTTGATGCAGAATTAGTTGCGGAGAATCTAGCAGAACGTATGGGTAAGGTTTATGATGATCTTCCAACAAAAGAAAGATTAGATTTATATGATCAAGCATTCCAAGGTTTGACCAAAAAGAAATTTGATCCAGATGGCATGGCAACAGGTGGACGTGCAGGGTTTAGTAATGGTGGAATCGATGTTTTAAAAATAGAAGACGAAGCTTTGCAAAGAGCAATTAACGCTTTTAAATATTATCAAAGCATGGGCGGTAAGAAAAATTTTAGAGATTATATAAAAGAATCAGGACGATTTGGAGATCAGTTTAGAGCAGAGGGTGGTCGTATCGGTTTTAAAGATGGCATGACCAGAAGAACTTTCTTAAAGATATTAGGTGGTGCAATGTCTGTACCTATCATTGGTAAATTTTTAAAACCAATGAAAGTTGGCAAAACAGTAACCAAAGTTCCAATGATTAAAACAGATAATGTTCCTGGTAAACCAGAATGGTTTGATGCATTAGTCAATAAGGTTATCACAGAGGGTGATGATGTTACTAAAAGATTTGCAACAGCTGAGAGACAATCTATTCACCAGAAAACATTAGACGATGGCTCCGTTGTCCGAGTCACAGAGGACGTGGACGATGGTGCTGTGAGAGTCGAGTATGAGAGTTATGATAATGTTTTTGAGGATCCGGTTCAATTACAATATAAAAAACCATTACCGGATGAGGGTGATCCAAGACCAACAGCAGAGTTTACCACAGCAGAGTCAGGTCCGGTTGGCAGACAAACAGGTCCTGATGATTTTGACATAGATGTCGACGAGGTTGGTGGTACGAGTATCAGAGATCTTGATTCTGATGTATCAAAACTAAAAGAATACGCGACAGGTAAAAAACCAACAATGCAAGAACTTGTTCAAAATATTAAAAGAAGAAAGAAAGCTGCTAAAATAACAGAAGGTGGCGATGAGATGATAGATGCGGTTACCAGAAGACAGGGTGACTATGATCCTTATGCATCAGGCGGTATTGCTGGAATGTTAGGGGAGTAATGAATCCAAAAGAATACAAACAGATGATGGACTACCTGACTCGATCAGGTGTTAGAAAACAAGTCAAGTTTGCATCAGATGTTGCAAAGCCAGTAGATAAATTTGAAGTTCAACAGATAAAATTATTTAACGAATTTAACACTCGTAATCCAAGAACAGGAAAAGCAGGTGGTGGTATGTTAGTGCAACCAGGTTTTGGTGGCACGAGGCAGGGGTATAGAGAAGATGATTTTGTATCTGGATATACCAAAAAAGCCAGAGATGCTAATGAAATTAAATTTCAAAAAGCATTAAAAGAAATGTTAAAAGAAATTAATAATCTTTCAGAGAGAGGATACGGCAACGTGTCTAATATTGTTGAAAAATACTCCAACAAATTAGGTCCGTCAAAAAATAAGGTTAAAAAATTTTATGATAGTGATGGTAATTTTAAATCTTTTAATTTTAATAGAGAACAAAGAAAAATAAGAGGGGCAGTAATAGCTGAAGCTAAAAAACTTAATTTAATCGATGTCCCAGACAATATGATTAAAGCCATTGAAGACTATAAAAAATTAGGAAAAGAAATTCCTAGAGGAATGCCTCAAAAAATAATTAAAAACAACAAAGTCCCTGAATCTCAATTTTATAAAACTTTAAATAAAGTAAATGCTTTTGTTAGACAAAAGAAAAAATTTAAAAATATAGATGCTAAGAAAAAATTTCAACAAGACCAAAGAGCTGCTGCTTTAAAAGAATATAGTAGTGATAGTTTTGAAAGAATTACTAGGGGTAGTAAAACCATACAAGGAGGGCACACTGGAGATATATACAATGAATTTGTTACCACTTCTACTAAAGCTTACACACCTGAAATAATAAACCAACAAATATTAAAAGATGTAGATGCTACGTTAAAAAATATAGGTGTAAAAAGAAATGAAGCAATTAAAGCAAAAGATTTTGCAGAAGTTGAACGTTTAAATACTAAAGGTATGAATATCGCTGCAGCAACTAAAGGATATAAAACATTTAAAGTTGTTCAACCGGATGGTTCTAGTTTTGTATTTGGTATTAATCAATCAATTACAACAGACCCTATGGATTTAACTGGAAATATTAACGTTCAAGAATTAACAAGTGGTAAAGATAAAGAATTTGAAACAGCTAAAAAACGTTTTAAAGCTAAACAAATAACAGCAGAAGAATTTGAAAAAGCAAGAGCTAAAGCTGAAAAAAAATTATTTGATGAAGGAACAAGTAAAGAATTAATAAAATTTCAAAAAAAAGCTGCAATGGAAAATGCAAGAATGAGTAAAAAACAAGTGGCTCAAACTAGCGCAGAAATATCCGCTAATTTAAGAAATCTTGGTTTTAAATGTAAGTTTGCTGGTAGCAACGGAGGACTTGGTAGTTGTGATGATCCAATGTCCTATGTTGATGATATAAAAAAACAAGAAGATCTTTTAAAAGTTCAAACTAGTAAAGCTCCACAAGCTGCTAAAACTTTAAATACTGCAAGAAAACTGAATGCAGCACGATCTCTTTTTACTCAAACTTTAGGACCAGGAGCGCTGGCGTTTGAAGCTGTGGCTGCATTGCCAATAGCATACATGGGATACAAAGGTGGTAAGACACCTCAAAATATTTTAGCAGATGCTACTTATGGTTTGTTAGGAAAATCTGATCAAAGAATTTTATTAGATAAAGCAATAGAACTTGGTTATGACACAAGTAATATTAAGAATGTCCAAGATTTTTATAAAAAAGCTGAAGAGTTTGAAAAACAAGATGCAAGGGCTGATGAATTTATGGGTCCAGACGATATGTTTATGTATCCACAAATGGTTCAAAAAGCAGAAAAAGATTTATTTAGTGCTACAGAAAAATTTTTAACCCCAACAGGAGAACAGATTCCAGAAAAAATAGAAGCTTTTGATCAACTACCTTTAGTTGAACAAGCTGTTGCTAAAGATCAAGCGGATCTTGCAGCTGAAAGACAAGAAAAAGTTGGAAATGTTTTACAAAGACCTATAACAGATTATTTACCAGGTTTAGCAGGCGGTGGTATTGCTAAATTAGCTGGTGTAGACTCAGGCCCACCACCAGAAAGAGGACCAAACTCACAAGGGTTGCCAGGTCTATTAAAACGTGTTAGAAACTTATAGGAGTATTAAATGGCAGAAATAGACAAAGGACTCCCGAACGTTAAAACTAAACTTGAAATTCCTGCAGAAGAAGAATTACAAGATGTTGCCGTTCAGGATGCAGTAGAAGAACAAGAAAATCCAAAAATAGAAGTCACACCAGAAGAAGACGGTGGTGTAACTTTAGATTTTGAACCGGGATCAATTAACGTACCGGGAACAGAATTACACTTTGATAATCTAGCAGAACTTTTACCTGACGATGTATTAGAGCCAATCGGAAACGAGATGACCCAAAATTACATGGACTACAAGGCGTCAAGAAAAGAATGGGAACAATCCTATATTACAGGTTTAGATTTGTTAGGATTTAAATACGAGAATAGAACAGAACCATTTCAAGGAGCTAGTGGTGCAACACACCCAGTGTTAGCAGAAGCAGTAACACAGTTTCAAGCACAGGCGTACAAAGAATTATTACCAGCTGATGGACCAGTAAGAACACAAGTTATTGGTGTCAAGAATCCTGCAACAGAACAGCAGGCGAATCGTGTTAAAGATTTTATGAACTATTTAATTATGGATCAAATGAAAGAATACGAGTCAGAATTTGATTCAATGTTATTTCATTTACCTTTAGCAGGATCAACTTTTAAAAAGGTATATTACGATGTGCCTATGGGAAGAGCGGTATCAAAGTTTGTACCGGCGGATGAATTAATTGTCCCGTATACGGCTACCTCATTAGACGATGCGGAGGCAGTGATTCATACGATAAAAATTTCTGAAAACGAATTAAGAAAACAACAAGTTAATGGTTTCTACAGAGATATAGAATTAGGCCCACCAGGCACAGATACAAACAACGAGCTTGCAAAAAAAGAACGTGAGTTAGATGGCACAAAGAAAACGGGTAAGAACGAGCCCATATATACTTTGTTAGAGTGTCATGTAAATTTAGACCTAGAAGGTTTTGAAGAGGTCGGTGCAAACGGAGAACCGACTGGAATAAAATTGCCCTACATAGTAACTGTAGAAGAAGGCAATAGAAAAGTTCTTTCTATTAGAAGGAACTATGCGCCCGATGATCTAAAGAAAAGTAAGATCCAATATTTTGTCCACTTTAAATTTCTGCCAGGACTAGGATTTTATGGCTTTGGACTCATTCACATGATTGGCGGATTGAGTCGTACGGCAACGGCGGCTCTCCGTCAATTATTAGATGCAGGTACATTATCAAACCTACCAGCAGGATTTAAACAAAGAGGTGTTAGAGTCAGAGACGAGGCATCTCCGATACAACCGGGTGAATTCAAAGATGTTGATGCACCGGGTGGTAGCTTACGTGATGCATTCTTTCCATTACCATACAAAGAACCGTCTCAAACATTATTAAATCTACTTGGTATTGTTGTTCAAGCCGGACAACGTTTTGCAAGTATCGCTGATATGCAAGTAGGCGATGGTAATCAAGCAGCGGCTGTTGGCACAACAGTTGCATTATTAGAACGTGGTTCAAGAGTCATGAGTGCGATACACAAAAGATGTTATGCCGCGATGAAATCAGAATTTAAACTGTTGTCTAAAATTGTTTCACAATATCTACCACCAGAATATCCATATGACGTTGTGGGTGGTGCAAGAAATATTAAACAAGCTGACTTTGATAACAGAGTTGATGTAATTCCTGTGGCTGATCCTAATATTTTTTCAATGAGTCAGCGAATCACATTAGCACAAACACAATTGCAAATAGCTACATCAAATCCACAGTTACATAACATGTATCAAATATATAGAAATATGTATAATGCAATAGGTGTAAAAGATGTTGATGCAGTATTACCACCACCAGCACCAACAGCGCCGATGGATCCAAGTATGGAGCACATAAATGCATTAGCTGGAAAACCTTTTCAAGCTTTTCCTGGTCAGGATCACAGAGCACATATCACAGCCCACCTAAATTTTATGTCAACTAACATTGTTAGAAATAATCCTGCAGTTATGGCAGCGATACAAAAAAATATCCTAGAGCACATTAGTCTGATGGCACAAGAGCAGGTGCAATTAGAGTTTAGAGAACAAATGCAACAGATGATGATGATGCAACAACAAGCAGTAACTAATCCACAGATACAAGCACAGCTTCAAGATCTAACAAATCAAATTGAAGCAAGAAAATCTATTTTAATTGCAGAAATGACAGAGGAATTTATGAAAGAAGAGAAGAAAATCACGTCACAATTTGACAATGACCCTCTTCTAAAACTAAAATCGCGTGAGG